CCATTGGATTTGCAAGCTCAAACTCAACTGTCGTACTTGTTTCACTACTAACTCTATCAAGTACATATTTGAATGAAGGAAATTCTATAGGAAGAGCTGCTGCTTCAGAAGAACTTAATGTATATTTAAACAGAGTTCTTCGATATTCTATTGTTGTTCCTATTAACTCTTTGTTTGTAGAGAATCCCCCTTCTTGAAGAATATCTAACATTGTATCTTCGTTTGAAAGTACAGATCTAGTTAGAGTTGGAATATTTGCCATCGTGAGGCTTGGACGATTTGCAGTTCCATCACTTGACTGTTCAAATCCTTCTATTGAAATTGGAATTGCAATATACTCGTTTTTAGCTGTTCCTGCTTTATTTGCGAAGTAGATACTTTCATTTCCATTGACTAAGCCATTGTGTAAATGGTATACACTTCCACTCAGTAAGGTTAACTCAAATAACTCTACTAAAGTGTCTCCAATCTCTTGAAGCTGTACTGTATTGATTAATTCTGTCATTATTCATACACTCTTCTAAAAGTTGTTGTTAAACTGTGAATTCCTTCACGTGTATAAGCAATATTGTAGGATTCACAAACTACTTTAATTCCTGTGTCTCCAGCATTGTCTGTAACAGTAAATGTAAAGTTTTTTCCGGCTTGTACATCAAAATATGCAGCAAGTAGGTTTATACTTGAAGCTGTTCGATTATTAAAAGCAACATTAAAAGTCTCTTCTTTTGTATTAATTCCATCAAGCACTCTCTGCTCGTATCCATCTCCAAAATTTGCTGTGAGTACTCTATGACTACTTTGACGTCCAAAGCCTCTGTCTGCTATAAATGTAGTAGCAGCTGCAGGATCCCCCGAGCTAATTGCATCTTGTGGTACCGTTAATTGAAATACTGCCATTACGCTACTCCATACGGATTCAACATACCGCCTGAACGCTTCTGTCTTTGAAGCTCTTTCTGTACTGCTACAGACATTGCTCTGCCAAGATTTGCTCCATCGTTTGAAGTCGCCTGAGTATCTTGAGAAACCTTTCCTTGATTATCAACAGAAACATTTACTGTCACATTATTTTGTTGTCCTGCACCTCTTAATTCTACAGGAATTGAATTTCCTTGAGGCAGAGGCACAATTGCTTCTTTTCCGTGCATCATTACAGGATATCCCGATTGAGGACCTTTTGCGATTCCTCCGAAAGCGTATCCGGGCATTTTCTGACCTTTTGAGAAAACTCCGCCATATCTACCCATATTATTAGGTCCGGCAGTAGGAGCCCCTTTTACATCTTTTACGCTTCCACCGCCCTCAGTGCCAGCGCCAGCGCCCGCAGTCGCTGCAGCTATTGCTGCGCTTACAAGCATACTTCCATATTCTCCGCTCGCACCGCCCCCAAATAGCCTTGAAAAAATTGCTGAAAGACTTGATACAAGCCCTGAGAAGATATCACGCAGTACACTTCCACCAGTTCGAAAAACATCACCTAGTCTTCCTACAAAACCTGTTTCTCCTTCTTGCTTGCTAAACAAATCCTCTAAAGCTCCTGTAAATCGGCCCCAAGAACCTTTATCGAGAGCAACTACTCCGACTTCTTCTTGTCCTGGTGTATCGTTTCGATTCGTTGCTGCACCGCTTAATGCTCTTGGACCAAGTAACGCATCAAAATTGCTTCTGAAAGAATTTACTGCTGTTTCTGGCACACTTCCACCGCCCGCAGTGCCAGAATAACCAGGAATTGGCTTACCTTGAGCAACAGCTTCGAGTACTTTTCCGTGGTATTCTGCAGCTCTTATCATTGCTTCTTCTATTCTGCCTTCGGGCGTATCATCTTTTTTGCGGAAGATATTTTCCGTCATTTTTTTCGCAAGATTATCAGCAGCTGCAGTTGCTATGTCCATTCCTATAGTTGCAGCTATTTTTGTGAGATCGTTTTCTTCTCCCTTAATTAGGCTTGCAAGCCCTGATTGAAAAGACGTTTGCATTGCTTCATTCATCTTATCGAGAGTATCAAGAGTTAAATCTCGCTGTCTTTCAAGAGCCTCCTCTTGTAACCCAAGAAGCTCAAGCTGAATATAAAGAGCTTTAATTTTTTCTGAATTATCTACGTTTGTATCCGCTGCAAGCTCTTTTATGTCATGAAGTATTTTTATTCTATCTTGCTCAATTTTTACTGACTTAAACGTATCTTCAATTAATCTTGCTTGAAGAGAAGTAGTTCCAATAAGAAGAGCTCGTTTTTCTAGTTCGATGGCCTTAAAGGCAGTTTCGATTTGTAGTTCTTCTCTCTTTAGATCAAGTAAAGCTTTTTGAACTGCAGTTAATTTTTCTCCTATATCTACTTCGTCTTGCTTTAGGCCTAATGTGGCTACTGCAAGATCATAAGCTGCTAGACCTGCTCTTTCTGCCTCTGTTAAAATCTCTCTAGTTACTCTTCCTTCGTCTTCTGCTGCTTGAATTCTCTCTCTTTTATTGTTTAATGCCACATAATCCAACTTGCCTTCTTTATCCAAAGCTCGTATTCGTTCTTCTGCCAATTTTATTGCTACCTCTGCTTCATCTCGCGCTATTTTTCTTTTCGCTTGTTGAACATCTAGAACTTGTTTTTGCTTTTCAAACTCATCTAAACCGCTTTTAGTTTTTATAGCTAATAGTTCTTTATCTTGGTTAACAGTTTTGACTTGTAGATTAAATTGCTCAACTTGTATTCTATGGATTCGGTCAAGGGCTTTTTTATACCTATCAAATTCTTTATTTTGCACACCTAATTCATCTGTTACTTCTTTGAGAGCTGCTGCTAATCCCTCTTCTCCAACTTCTGTGATGCCTGTTTGGTCTTGTATCTCTTTTAGTACTCTTAATTTTTCATTATATGCCTCTACTTCATCATTCATACTGCTAATCCCTTGATGTCTTAAAACATCTAGTCTCAGTAAGTAGCCTTCGTCATCAAACTCTCCTTCTCTTACGGCTGTTCTGCCCCCCAAACCCAGCCCTCTTTTCTCTAATCTAACTGCATCGGTTGGAAGTGCAGCAGCTCTTGCTTTATCTACTTCTGCTTGAGCCGCTCTTTGTTGGCTAAGAAGTCCTGGATCAATTCCACTAACATCGGCTATCTCCTGCTCTTGTAGGGCTCTTTTTTGCTCTAAACCAGCTATCTCAGCCTGTATACGAGTTAGCTCTGTTTGAAATGCTGACGCAACCCCCGCAAATGCTAAACCACTTGGAGCTGCACTAGCAAGAGCAGCATTTATAGTTTTTTGACTTTGGGCAGCTTGATTTATAGCCACTCCAGCTTCAACAGCTATATTTTTATATTCTAGTAACTCTTTTGCTGCTTCTTTCGTTATTTCTCCGCCATTTTTCATTACTTCTGAAAGCGCCAAGAATCCTTTATTCCCTGAAATTACTCCTAATTTTTTAATAGTTTCTGCTTGACTTTTTCTTAGATTTTCATCTTCTTTTCCAAAAAGTTTATACTCTTGTACAACTTTGTTAAAATCTACAGATTGCATTGCTTGCATTTCTTGCGTCATTTTCTCATACATTGTTAAATCAAAGTCTGGACTAGATAAAACTTGTATATTTCTATCCAGCTCTTCATTTAAAGTATTTTGCCGCTCAATCATTGCATCGAGTTCTTCTCGAAATTTTTTCGCTTTTTTCTCTGCTTCAGTTAAAGGATTAATCCAGTTCCACAACATTCTGCCTATATCTACAATAAGCAAAGCTACTCCAATAAAACCTGCAAGTTTCATGGCAGCATTCATTCCTTTTGCTGCAAGTTCGGTTGCTTTTACCATTTTTGCTTGAGCAGCTCTGTAGACAGCTACAGTTTTAGCGTAAGCCGCCTCGATTGACATTTGTCCTCGTTTTACAATTCTTACTCGTTTAGATTGTGACTGTGCGAGCATAGCTTCTTGCTCTGCCATAAATCTACGAAACTCTGCTCTTTCTTTTTTATTGAATTTTTTGCGTAAGAACTCTTTATCTTTTAGATGCTTTCTATAAATTGCCATCTGTCTCTTCGACAGCATACCTTCTTGAGCGCCCTGTCCTTTCATCTCTATGCCCAGAGACTTGCCTCTTGCCGCAGAAGTTGACATAACTTCTGCTCGTGCTTCGGGACTTCCCGAAGCAAGTTTTGATGCTGTAGCAAACTGTGATGCATCTGATGCGGCTTGATTAGCAGCTTCTGTAGCTTTAGTATATGCTTTTTCTGCTGCCTCTCCCATATCTTGAAAATTAGGAAGAATCTGTTTTATAATAGGAAGAGCTACGAGGCTAAGTGCTCCCATAAGACTTAGAGTATTATCTTTCAAAAAGTTGAAAACAGGAATTAAAGTATCTGCTAGACCCGATTTGAAAGAATCCATAAGATCATTAAAAGATTGTTGAAACTGTGCGAGTGCTGCTGCTTGAGGATCCATTATTTTTTCAATAGCAGCAAACTTTGTTTCTGCTTGTTCAAGAACATCATTTACAATAGCTTGACTTTTTTCAAATTGACTTAGCTCTTTTACATCTTTTTGCAAAGCAGCAGCATAGTTTTTAAGAGCAGGCTCTAGTCGAAGAACAATACCTAATTCGTCTAAGAGTTCTGGTTCTGCTTTTGTGACACCTCGAACAAGGCGATTGAAAGAATCGGTTAAATCACGACCAAGAGCAAAAGAAACATTCTTTGCAGCAGCACCTAAATCTTCTAGCTGACCTCGTGATAAGCCTGCGGCAGTACCAATTGCCGCAGCTTGTGCAGCGTCTCGAAAAGAGAGCATTCCATCTGTAGCGGCACGAATATCTCCAGTAAGAGTCTGATATGCGACACCGGTAACTGCACCAAAAGCTTTTTGCCCTTCCATCAAGTTCCGTACTTCCATGGCATCTTTCAAAAACTGAAAAGCAGCAGAAAGTGCAAAAGTTGCAGCAGCAATTTGAGCATAGACTGCAACCAAGCCTCCCATACCCTGAGACATTTTTGAAAATTCTTTTGTACTATTTGAGGTAGCTTGAGCGGCGCCCTTTAGATTTCGATCAAGAGTGCCTGTAGATTTGGTAGTTTTCTGAGTAGACTTGTCAGTATCATCTAAAGCTTTTTTCAGCTTCTTTGCAGAAACTGTGGCTTTTTGCATTTTACCGTTTACTACGATATCAATTTCAACTGTTTTTGCCATTAGCCTCTAATATTATGGGTGTAGTTTTTTCCTGCACCGCCTGCTTTTGCTTTTCGCTCTTCTGCTTTTCGTTTTCTGGCTGCTTCTTCAGCTTTATGTTGTACGAGCTTTCCTTCGTAAACTTTCATAATATAAAATACTGTTTTTGGATCTTCGACTTCATACAGATCAAAAAAGTAATCTATTCCATCCCAGTATTTTCCCATATACGAACCACTCATTCCTTCATAGTGGTCTGGTAATAAGTTGAACATAAAAAATGCCACTTGAACTTCTTCAGGAAAATCTGAAAGTTCGAGCGGCATTTTGGCAGGGTCGGGCTCTTGCCCTAATTGTTCACAGACAAGCAAGTATTTATTGACATCAAACTTGCTGTCTGCTTCTCGTATGGATCTTTCAAGTAAGGAGGTTACTTCCGTTACTTGTTCCCAGTAAAATTTTCTAGCTCTCCTACTGTCTCAGTTACCCAAGTATCGAATACATTTGAGTTTTTCATCAAAAGTTCCGCATTTTCTTGAGTATAAGGCAGTACATCGTCTAGGTCAAGTTCACCAACATCTACCAAAAGAAGCTCTTCTAGGTACCGATATTTAAGTCCTGACCAATTCTTAATTACTGCTCTACAGTATTCTACTAAGAACTTATCTTCATCTAAGTGCTCTTCAGGTTGACGAGTCTTTTTATCAAATTTAGTAGTAATGCAACGCTTACGCAACTTTAGTAGCTCTTCTCGAGCTAGATAGCATAAACTTACGCTCATTCCTGAATAGCCAGGAAAATCAATTTCTACGGTTTTGCTAGGAGTCATAAGACTCGCTAATGAAATAGGGGTATCGCTCATTTTTTGTCCTTTTGGAAAGTGAATTTATATTTTGTAATTATAGTGGAGGTGAGATAAAATGTCAAGAATTATTTTTGAAAGGAGTATAAAAAAAGGGGCATAAGCCCCTTAAAATTATTATTATTTTAAATTACCATTTATATGCTACAGTTACTTCATCCGCTCCATCAATATCTGAAGGAAGTGCATGGAATGAAGTATCGAGTGAAATTACGTCTTCAATTGAATGCTGCGGAACTTCTAAATGGCACTGCTGCATATCAATTTCAACTGTTCTTCCCGAAGTTCCTCCAATTGCTACATTCATAGTGAATTCATTAGTAATTGTAGAACTTGCAGAAATTATACGACGAAATAAATCTGATGTTTCATCTGTATCAGTACCTAAGTAACAAGTAAAGTTTCCTCCAATTGTTCTAGTTCCTGTTATGTGAGCTAAAGGACTGTTTACTTCTCCAAGAGTCTCTGGAGTGAGATAAGTAATATTATTATTCATTGTAATATTACCTCCTGTAAGAGTAAGAGTATACGATGACCCCGTTGCCGCTGTAGTAGAGCTTAGACTTACTTGAGTTAGACGATTTCGAAGAAAATTAGTTGTAGACTCTATGCTTCTATTTACTAAATTCGCTTCTCCGTCAAAAGTAGAAACTTCTGAAATAAGTTTTCCGAACCCAGACCAATTAATTGTTGCGATTCCGTCTACATCAAAATCAATTGCAGCTTCATTTACTACACACTCTTCGATTTTATAAATTTTAATTGCAGTGCTT